CGATACCTTTGGCCAGAATCTCTCCAAGGAAGGCAAGAACTTCAAGAGCTTGGGCGAGCTTACTGGTACGATCCCAGAAGCGGCTCGAAGCATTAACTCGAAGCTTGGTGCCTACGCAGACCAGCAAAAGTTCTCCGGAATCAACATTGGCGGAAGAAAGTTCAGCCCAGCGGAGTTTGCGACAAAATTCTTCCAGAGCTTCTTCTTGCTAATCAAGAGCCCTTACAACATCGCTAGGGCATCAGCGGCTTACTCTCCACTCGCCGGCATTAATGTCTTAGCAAGAAACGCCAGAGGCACAGAAACGACACTCGATCCCAATACTGGCAAGCAGATCAAGTTCATGGATGCCGATGACTATAACGCATCGCTCCAGAGACACACAGAAGCCTTGCTCGGGATGGCTGGAATGGCCGCTCTTTGGAGCGCATTTGAAGGAGATGACGATGATGACGAAAAGACCGTATTTGGTCTCCCTTGGATGCCAAAGATCCTCATCACAGGCTCATCCGATAGCGGCCCCAAAACTCGGTACGGCAACCAAGCTACAACCATCAGAATCGGTAATATATCAATCCCCTACGGGAGGTATGAGCCATTGTCTGGTCTTGCCTATCTCGCTGACATGGCAAGAGAAGCCAAGCAGATCCAAAAGGGTCGTGGCAGTGCCGATGCCAGAGTCGCAAATTGGGTTCGTGATTTTATCAGCTACCCATTCAGCAAGACATTCTCAAAATCTTTTAGAGATATTGCAAAGCTAACAAGCGTCAGGGGAGCCGGTGATGTCTTTCAAAACAGAATAGCCTCCCTTCTTGTACCTAACCTTTTCCGTCGCCTTTTTGAGCCCGGAGCAATCACGGTTGGTGAAGAAGCATGGGATTCCGAAAGATTGTCTGGGTGGAGTTGGACCGAAATGGGGGGATGGGTCAATGCGACCCTTCCGGGTTTACCATCCCTGCTCAATGAAGTCGGAGTTAAAAATGAGTTGTCTGAAGGCCTGCCACCTCGATATCTAGCCGACTTGAGCCCCAAGAAGCGGGATGTGGCTATCGCTGAAAAAATAGCAAAAAAAGTTGGTGTCCCAGATAGGGCATCAAGGCTGATTGGTGGGATTACCAAGGGATTGGCACCTTCTGGTTTAGCCTACGAAGCACCGAAAAATACAAGGCTGGAGAAGTTCATATCATCATACAACGCAAGGTATCCGCAGACATCCTACAACCCAAAACCACCAAATAAGTATATTCAAATCAAAGACAAGGACGGCATCTCCAAAAACGAACAGATGACGCCTCGCGAATACAATATGATGCTGGAAATGGCATCGAAACTAGGCACGGCAAGGATCAATTCTGTATTGAACGACGAGAATATTGCGAACCCAACAGAGAATGTCCGCAAACTGGTCGACAAGATCCGAGAGGATGCAGTTAGCTCGGCCAGAGAAGCTGTAAAACGTGCGCGTCGCTATCAAAACGAAAAAGCTGTTGAGCCAGCCTCCAGCTAGTAGGTAAAAGCCGATGGCGTCCACCCAAATAGAGAATCTTGTCGCTAGAGCAGAAGCACTTGAGGAAGCGCTAGATACGCCAAAAAGCACCGAAGAGGGAGAGGCTCTTGGTGGCGGTAAACCAGCAGAAACAGGATTCTCCTCGGCATATAAGCTCACAGCAGAACAGGAGAGAATCCTTGTAGATCATGCAGTTGAGAGGCTTCGCAAGCTTGAGCGTGATATGGGCAGATCCCTAGTCCGAAACATGGCTTGGAGCACTCAGTCCGGCACAATGGCCGCTTACGACACCTTCTTGGGACGCCGACAGGTCTTTGAATGGCTTTACGAAAATAACGTAGATTGGAGGCCTGCGGTCATGGGTGGAATCTTTGAGCACAGCAACCTTGTTGTGCCTATTACCCGCCGAATCGTCCGCCAGATGATTGCTAGGGCTCAGAAATACTTCATCGGCACAGATCCTTGGTTTGCAACCTTTCCTCAGGGGCCAGCGGATCGGGACATTTGCGATAAGGTTGAGAAGTACGCTCGCTGGAAGTTCGATAAGACCAAGCTGAAAGAGGCTATTGCCATGATCCTTCAGATGGCCTTCGTGCGTGGCGAATGCGTAGTTAAGACCACCTTCCAAAAGAAAGAGAACATCTTCCAGCGGAAGGCCAAGGTTCTGGTAGATGCTGATGGCAACGACATCCTTGGAGCTGATGGAGACATTATCACCGATACGGACGCTTTTGTTATTGGACAGGACGGAATGACCCTTGTTCTCCAAAGGGACGGAGTAACCGAACAGCCTCTTGTACCTATTTTCATTGAGAAAATCATCACCCGCAAAGTCGTGACCCATAGCGGTCCTACTGCCGAGCCAATCTACTACCAAGATTTTATCTGCCCCCTAAACGCAACAAGCATTGATGATGCCGACTTCTGCGCTCACCTTTACGATGCTCCCGTGATGGAGCTAACCGACTTCTATTCGAAATCACCCAAGGAGGAGACTCCAGAAGCAGAATTGGCAAGGCTGACAGCCGCTATTGAACAGATTCGCTTAGGCGCCGGTGAAAGCGGAATGGCTAAATCGGCAACAGGCCAAGCAAGAGTTGAGCGTGGGGAGACCCAACTCAGCCCAGACGATACAAACCCCAAGATGGAAATTGCGGAATGCTACATCCGCTATGATGCCAACAATGACGGAATCCTTGAGGAAATCGTCCTCATGCTCGATGTTCAAAACCGCAGGGCTTTGTATTATGACTATCTAGCCAATGTTACCCCAGACGGGAAAAGGCCGTTCACAGCAGTTCGTATCAACCCTGTTGACGGCCGGTGGTATGGCCTAGGTGCAGTTGAGCAGTTCAAGACATCCCAAGACTTCGTCGATTTGACGATAAACAGGCTGAATTTCGCTCAAGGAGCCTCTGGAAGGGTCACTTTCTGGCGTCCCGACGCTACCTTTGAGGGGTCGGCAAATCCTAATTTGATCCTCAATACTGGCGGGACTTACACGCTTCGGCCCGGGTTTTCCGCTCCTGACGCCCTAACCTACGTCAATCTGCCTGAGACAAAGAACAATGATCTAAACTTCATGCTTAATTACTTCACACAGATTGTGCAACTGGAGTCGGGTGTTGTGAACGGCGGGGATCAAGAGTTCTCTGGTCTGCCCAGCAGTAAGCTCGCAACTGGAATCCGCTCCATCGACCAAGCTGGAAGCGAGATGTTTAGCCAATACCTGCTCTCTCTTGAGTATCCCCTCACCCAGATCATCAACCGACTCATGACCATTCTTTTGGATAACTTGGATAAACAGGAAGCCTTTACCTATCTTGAAGGAGATGCGGCAAGCCTAATCAGCGTAACTCCTGACGATGTGCGGGGGATGGATCTAAACATTAAGCTCCTCCTGACCCGCTATCACGGAGAGCAACAGCTACAAAGCAACGCCCAAGCGGCCAATCTAGTTGCTCAATTCTACGGATTGCCTCCAGAGGTTCAGCAGAAAGTCGGACTCTTCTACCGCCAGAGCTTGAAGGCTCTCGGGATCATGGAAGCCGACTCGATTATCCAAGCGTTTGAGCCACCGCCAGCAGTTAATGGCATTACCCCAGACGGAAGAGTCTTTGGACAGGCTGGATCTCCGGGTTCCCCCACTTCTTCGGTTGGTGGATCTAGGCAGGTTCCGATGGATGCGGGATCGGCTGGAGGGCCAAATCCGGGTAATGGGACATCGCTATGACACTTGCCCAAGCGTTTGGAAATGGAAATGCAATCGCCACGACGGACGGAGGAGTTACAAGAGTAACACTTAACAGAGCCTTTTTCTCTAATATATCAACAGCAGAGGCCAACCCAACAACCGGTGACATACGCAAAGTTATTTACGGAATCGTGGATGGATTCTCAAACGGAATTATTGCGCTAAAGACCCTTGATGAAACCCTAGCAAATGTTGAGGTCAATGTTCAGTATGTTGACATACTAGAAACTGAGGACGTGGATTACTCGTCTCAAATAACACTTGGATTAAACGCATCAATCGATGATGTAAAAGACGAGGCATAGTATGTCATTCGACCCATCTCCAAACTCATGGCTAACGGGCTATACTTCCAATGGGAGCGAGATCTCATTCAAACTCGATGCGGATTATACAACTCAAATGCAAAAACCCCTTGACTTTATTCTGCGAGTTTTGCTTTATCTGCACACAAAGTACAAGAATAACGACAATAAACCAGTCAGGTGGACTCCAACTGTAAGTTATATTCAGCCATCTTTAGCACAGCCAAATCTTCGGGTAGTAATAACAAACAAGCTTACCCTTGAAGCAAGCTTATTCGGTGGCGTCACAGAGCCGCCACTTGTTGTCACAGTATCTACACCCGACATGGTCTACACTGGTTACGCATATTCAGGTTTAACTGCAACATATCCGGGAGGAAGTACTGCCTCTATCCTTTATAGCTCTGATGGTGGGCTTACTTGGAGTTCCACGCCCCCGTCTGCCATTGGATCACATATAGCAAAAGTAACAGCGACAAAAGACGGCCGAAGCGGAACAGCTAGAGGTATATTTTCAATCATTAAAACCACTGTTGCTGTCACAGATTCAGGAGATTTAACTATCTCAGTTGATTCTCAAGACAAAACAATAAACTTCTACGGAAGCCAACCCTTTACAAGCGTAGTTTCTAGCGATCCGTCTGTAGCTTCAATCGTAAGTTTCACATCCGAAGGAATAGTTGTTGTAAAACCGCATCGCGTTGGAGCAACTACCATTACAGCCAGAAGTTCGGAGACGCCTTCGGCATACCCATCTGAAGGTGCACTTACATGCATTGTGGTTGGATATGCCACTACAATCACAATGCCTAGCACGCTTAAGATTCCACCATCTGCTGACGACCCATACGTATTCTCGGATATATTGACAAGTTTTGACAAAAATAACCCGACTATTTATGGACGTATGTCTATAGGCACATCAGATCAAACTATAGCCACGGTTAACAAGGGAACATCTTTTCCACCAAGCATTAATCTACTAAAACCGGGCACAGTAAGTTTGATCGTTTCATATCCAGAATCAGCAACCGAACAAGGCTCTGAGGATTCAACCTCCGTGACTATTGAAGGAATTCCGACACTTAGAAATGTTTCCGTATCACCGTCTCAAGAGCAATCAGGTGGGAGCAAGCCGTTTGGCCCGGGATGGGAAACAACGAACTTTGCAGGAATTATACTAAACACTATACCCACAACATTTACAATTAAAGTATCATGAGCACAAGAATCACAACATTTGCTGGGAACGTAATGCAGGGCGGCTACGTCAACGGGACAGGAACAGCAGCAAGATTCAACCAGCCCAGAGGATTCTGCCAAGTGGGATCTGACATCTACGTGGCCGACTCTGGAAACCATTGCATAAGAAAGATAGATAGCGATGGCGTTGTGACGACATTTGCCGGTGCATCTCCTTCCAACGGGCTGAGCACTTCTGGCCATCTGGATGGAGCTGGGACAAACGCAAGATTTTGGTATCCATCAGACATTAAGCCTTTTGCTTTTGGAAGTAATCAATTTTTATTTGTAGCCGACACATACAATCGGGTTATTAGGCAAATAAATATCTCTACAGGTATGGTGACCACCATTATAGGAGTCCCGCTTTCAGCTGGCAATGTGAATGGCTTAGCTCCGCGTCTCGGAGAAATAAGATCAATTGCAATTACAGAGGTTTTGTATTTAAGCGGCAACTATACTTTTTATATCTATGCTCTCGACACATACTATCGCGTAATAAGGGCATTCTACATGCGCTATAATAATGATAACTGCATTCATTTAAATGCCCACACTGCAATCGGATTAGCCGAAAGTCCGGCGGCCCTTACTGATGGAGATCAAGCCAATGCAAGGTTTATAACTCCAAGAAAAATAGCTATGGCATCAAGTTCGGCAACAACCTACGGGTCCCCGGCAAATGCGCAATTTAATACTTGGATGTATATTTCGGACGGATCAGTGCTCCGGTTGTTTGTTGGTAATTCAACGTCAACTTTCAGTTCTGGACGTGTCGATACGATTATAACGGGTGCTTTGGATTTCACTGGAAAGTTCCCAACCGCTCGTCTTGCTAATCCTGAAGGAATCTCATCTTATGGGAATGGGAACTGGTATAGTAATCGGCAGGTATTGATGTGCGATTCGCAAACTGGAGTTCTCTTAGATGCAAGTACCCTTACTTGCCTTGCTGGGAAGCCCGGGGAGTTGGGAGCAACCGACGGGGTAGGTGTATCTAGATTATATAGACCCACCGATGTTATCGCAAATATTAACCAAGAAAATAATGGATACGTGCTCGACAATAACTCAATACGAAAATATCAGTCAGACAACAAGATAGATCAGAGTGTTAGTTTTTCGATTGAAAATCCAAGCAATATTATTTCTGGAGATACTCGAATATTGTCAGCTACACCAACTTCGCGAAATCCAGTCACTTTTGCGTCCAGCGATGTGCTTGTTGCGGATATCTCCGGAACGACCCTTACGGCAATCAAAAGCGGAACTGCTGTAATCTACGCAAATACGGAAACTGACAGGGATTACAACGCGGCATCTTCACAGGTGGAAATAACAATAACCAATCCAACTCCGGTTATATCAAACTTAACTGCATCCGGAGAGGTCGGCGCACCATTTAGCTACCAAATAACCGCAACTCAGAATCCATTATCCTATTCAACCGGGTCGCTTCCAGAAGGACTTTACTCAACCCCTGATGGCAAAATAACGGGAACACCGACAACGGCTGGCGTAACTAGCGTACCTATTTCAGTCACAAGCGAGCTTGGGGCAAACGCAACTGCTACACTCGTAATCACTATTACCGGAGCAAGTGGAAGGATAACAAGCCCTCTAGTTTCCACTGCTTCAGTTGGGTTAGCGTATTCCTATCAGATAACAGCCAATGGGTCACCAACATCATTCAATGCCACAGGCTTACCAAGCGGACTTTCGGTTAATACCTCAACTGGGCTCATATCTGGAATTCCTCTTTCTGCCGTAACTGCTGATGTAACTCTTTCAGCGTCGCAAGGATCTGTTACAGAAACAGCGATACTGACCCTAAGGGTAATAGATATATCAATACCCCTAGATTTTACACTGACGCAAAACAAAGCAGCTGCGGATGGAGGACTTTCACCTTGGGTCACGGCGACTAAGGAAGGCAGCTTAATTACAGTTATCGTTAACCGAGCGCCTTCTGTAGGTACTGAGCTAGGAGACGTGCATTGTGCAAAAATTGATCTTTCGACTCCGGGGTCCGGAAGAAGCCTTCCGTGGGAAGCATCAATAGATTTAATTAAATATGTTCCACCGCCAACACTTACTGTTTCACCTGCGGGACCTGTAGTACTTGCCTATAATGCAACGAGTACTGTTTTGTCTGCAACGATAAGAAATGCGTCTGCTGCGTCTTTAAGCGCAGTTATTAATGGGATCTCAGGGATATTTGAGGGTCAACAAAGAAATAAGACTTTTCCTCCAAGCACATCGTTTACCATTCCTATTTCTGTAATTAGTACGGGTGATTTCGACGTGGACATATCTGTTCCCAGCCTTGGACTTTCCCAAAAGGTATATTTCTCAATTGTTTCGAGAGAAATAACATTGAATTTTAGCGAAGTTTCTGCAGAATACTCTTCTACTTCGAGTCCTCGCGTGGCATGCAGTAGCTCTGGTAACAACTCTCCGAGTAATTGTCTCGCAATCATAAAGTATGGGGATGTAGCGAAGATGCAATTGACTTCTTCTAGCAACCTATTTATGGGCACAGAGCCAAAAGTAACTCTCGCAAAAAATTCAGATGTTGGAACTGGAGGGAATATTACACTGGGAGCACTACAGAACACATCATCTGGACAACAAAAAGCAATATTTGACGTAACTGGAGTATACCCGGGTAGTATAGGCCTAGTTGCAACACGACCGGCGGAACAGCGCTTTGGTGTTGGACATGCGACAGCTACGGTTCAGGTAAATAAAGCCACTCTTGGAGCAGGGCTTACCGAAGCCAATGGATTCACTACCGGGGCGATTGCTGGTATTTGGATGGATCAAGTTTTCCAAGGTTCCACTGATGGTTCGATGTGTACTTTTTATAACAGGTTTCTTACAACGAACACTGGTTTCTACCAGCTAAACCTAACTCACAAGCGTTGTGGTTCCGACATTATCCTGCCACATACAATACCCTGCGTTGTTTTTATGACCTACTCAAACGCCAGTACCAGCGGCGACATACTGGGGTATATCACAAACACAATACATACTGATAGCAGTGGGAAACTTCCTAATTTCTCTTGGTATGCGAATATGCTAAACGATTCGATGGGCGCATTAATCGAATTTCCAACAGCCCCCAACACCTCGTATAGTAGATATCCTATCGTAAACGTATTTTTTAATAAGTTCCGTGGCTATGACGGAGATGCATTCTCTATTCATTACACGGGTGGGAGGGCAACTGGGTGCACGAGCAGCGCTCAAATCGATCCCCCTGTACCATACTATTTTCGCGGTGATTCGATCGCCGAAGGTGGGTTCAGTGGACATGATAACGCAGGGGGGTTTAGAGACATCTTCGAAGGACACATTGTAACAAGGTTTCCACAAGGCACATCTCAAGTTTATGAAACTCGTTTCGTTGAAACTCAACGCCCAGAATCCGCAACTATATCTCTATATGTGCTTCCAGATATGCCATACCAAGGAGCTACACTTGGAGACTACTTTGACTTTTCCACGAGTCAGCTTCGCAATCTGGCCTACGGTACAGATTTCAGTGGAATAAGCTCGCTTGGGGTTGACTACTTCCCTGCTGGACAAGACAGACCTTTTAGACGGATCGCACAGATTAGTATTTCAGGTAGTACAATAAGCAACGACTCGTGAAGAATTCAATTAACGCAAACGACATTGAGGCATTAGGCGTAAGCCCAGCAAAATCATACGGGCATGTCGCTGGAACTCCAGCAAGGTTCTTTGGTGCAGGCATTATTAAAATTCCTAAACTTGATGGAGAGGAAACTCCATTTAAAGTTTATATCAGGAGAACTGCAGCTGGAGTATATGAGTTTAAGGCAAGAAAAGGTTTTGTAGATGGTAAGGAAGCTACTGGAGCTGTGGGAAATGAATGGAATAGGATTACACCCCAAACGCAATCAGTTATTCTTGAATGCAAAATAGATACTAGCATGAATATAACAGAGGCAAATATCAAAGCCGACAGAATAAAAGAAACTAATTTCAGAGTTGAGTTGTCAGGGAAGAATCAGCTTTATGCGAGAATTATAATTGCTCAGTTTGATGTTGATTCTGGACAGATAACACTGATACAGAATATTAAAACCAACTTATACACCAGCATTCTATGTTACGAAGGAGTCCCGGCTAGATATATTCACCCAGAAGCACAATGAGCTTGCTTGATGTCGCTAAACCATGTTTTAAATCTGGGAAACCCAGTGAAGACAAGGATCTTTCGGATGAAGACCTAAAAGAATACAAAATCCAAATGACAATTCAAAGGTTTTACGATTTGATTTTCAAAACAAAGAAATGGAAAATAAAAGGAAGGCTTAGCGGGAATGAGCATTATGGACCCATGGGAGATAATCATGCTTGGGCAAACAGAAGGTCAGTAGCCTCTGCTGAGACAGAGATTTCGTGGAAAAACGAAAAGGATGAAATAGCATCTAAACAACACGAAATAGTATGCTGCAATATGTATTCAACAACCATTAGTGATGATGGAACAGTTATTGATACTGGCGGCAATGACGACGGCAATGGCTCACCAAGTTCCTCGCCTGTGCCTCAAGGATCTCCTTCACTCTCAATAGATTCTGGTTACTATGACAAAAAAACAGGAATTGTTTATCCGCACATTTATTTGAGTTGGTCGATTTCTACAAGTGTGGGTGGAAGAAGGGACGGCGGAAAGGTGCCGAAAGCATTCAATGGTGCCATCTCGGGTTCTGTGGATGGTATAGCGCTTCCAATGTGGTGTACGTGGGGACCATCTTGGGAAAAACTACCCGGATGGACTTGGTCTGGTTCAATTTCCGTTGTGGCAACAAGAGAGGTGTTTTAGCCTATGCGTCGCTAGAGCATAAACTTTTTGCGAGCAACCCCTCGGGGGGCAGAAGTTATGCATGAGCGACAACACTCCGGCGCAAGCCGAGAACACTCCAACAAGCGTCCCAGAGACGCAAAACCCTAAGACTACAGATGTGGCGGCGCTTGATGAGCGCGCGTACCACGAAATCATCCAAGCCTTAGATCCAAACGCAACTCCCGAACCTGCCAAGGAACAGCCAAAAACTGAACCTGAACAGGAAGCACCTGTGGCGGAAGCCCAAGAGCCAGAAAAGGAAGAAGCAAAGGAAGAGGTTAAGGAAGAAGCCCCAGCCCAAGAAGAGTCTGATATCGCCCTGCCCGAGCGGGTTCGTATCGGTTCTTGGTCGGAAACCGAAAGAAAAGCCCTCCAAATTAGGGCTCGTAATCCGGATCTGACCCTTGAGCAGGCCATCAGCATGGTGAAAGGCAAAGACGAATCAGCCTCCCCTGCCCCAGCCGAGCCAACGCCAGAAGAAATCGAGACCAAAATCGACGCTAAGGCACAAGAAAAAGCCAATGCGATCAAAGCGCTCGAATTCGACAAAGCGGCTCAGCTAGAGCTTGAGATGGCAGACCTGTCAAAGGCCTACCGCCGTGCAGAAAAAGTGGCATCCGAAAAAGCAGAGATCCAGAAAGCAGTAAGAATCGAGGAGTCCGAGAAGTCCAAGAAATTGGCCGTTGAATACTACCCCGATACTGCGAACAAGGATTCGGCTTTAACCAAGAAGATGTATGAGATCTTTGATGTCCTACAAGACACCAAAAATCCGTTGGTTAATGATCCGAACCTGCCCATTCGGTTGGCACAGATGGCCGCTAATGAGCTTGGGATTGCCCCTAAAACGGCAAGCAAAGCTCCAGCCAAACCAGCGGTAGTAGCGCCCTCGCCAAGCGCCGCCCGTCGTAGTCAACCCACCATACAACCCGCAAGCGGTAACGCTCGCACTAATTCACCCCAACCAGTTAGCGCAAAAGATGTTTTGTCAAAGATTGAGGATGTGGATCAATTCCGCGCCCTCATGGCAAATCTCTAATGCGTTGGGAGGGGTAAAAGGAGGATAATACTATGGCTACAAACCTTAGCATTCCTACAAACAACGCAGTTAGCGACTTTACGTCGCAATCCTCCACGTTCCTTCCGGAATTGTGGAAAAAAGGAGTACAACTCTCGGAAGCCGCTGAGAACTTTTTCAATCAGTTCGAAGGCCCGACTGAGAATTACTCCGTCATGTCGGTCCGCGACTTGTCTCGCGGTGCTGGCTCCAAAATCACGTTCCGCACCATGGCGCAACTCTACGGAGAAGGCGTACAGGGCGAAACACTCATCAACAGCAACACGGAAGATTTCCGCGTTGGTGCTTACAACCTGACCGTTGATTTCCTACGGCATGCGGTTTCTTACAACCGCCGGCTCGAAGAGAAAACGGCTTTGGCTTCTGAATTGAAGTCCAATGTTCCTGTCATGCTGGGCAACTGGCTTGGCCGGATGAAGACTGAGCGCTTGATGAAACTCTTCCTCCACAAGGGGAACGGGCGGAATTATGTGTTCGCCAACGGCAAAGCTAATACCGATGCCTTGTTGAGCACCGACACCCTCAGCTACGATGGGATCGTTGCCTACGGACAACAGCTTCGCACTCGCGGTGCTCGTCCCGCTCAGGTTGCGACCATCGACAAGAACAAGCTCAACCGCTACGTGGTAGTTTCCACCGGTGAAGGGCTCCTCTCGCTGAAAAGCGAAGACAAGTACCTGAAGGCCATCAATGCGGCTGGCGGTAAAGAAGGTTACGGCGGAGTTCAGTTCACGGGTGGATTCGTTGACCTCGACGGCCACATCATTCGTCAGTTTGATCCTATCGATCACGACGGATTTGGTGCTATCGGGTCTCCTCTGAACGCGAAAGCAACCCTCGGAACGGCGATCACCGCCACCACGGGTTCTGCGATCACGGTTCGGGCGACTGCCAATGATTCGACCAAGCCCGGATACGGAGCCTCGTACTTCAAGTACTTCTCTGGCTACAGCTATCCGTTTAGCTCGGAAGATGCAGACAACAAGATCCTCGGCACGGCCACCACCGGTGGTTATGTCTTGATCCTCAACCTGACGGGTTCCGATGCAGGCAAGTACGGCTTCTACCGCTACTCTGCTAACAACGGCAACACCCTCACTTTGGATCGCGGTCTCGTTGCCACCACCGGGACTGAAGGCTCGTCGGAAGCGTTCCAACTCAAGAAAACAGTTGGAAGCGTTGCCAGCCATGCCACCACCGGTGCTTGGGCTAACGCCAACCTCACCACCAGCCACCCCGTAGGCTCGCTCGTTATTGAGACGAATGCTCGCGGTGTTGCAATTGGTCGTTCCCTCGTCTTGGGAGCCATGGCCGCTGTTCGCGGTTACGGATCTCTCGACGGCGAGCGCTCTGAGGAAACCTTTGACGGAGATTTCGTGCGTAAGACCTACATTACCTCGATCTTCGGACAAGCTCCTTACCAGCGTCCGGACGGCGATCTGCCTAACTTCTTGGTCGCTACCCATGCGGTCAACTACGCAGGTCTGAATCTGCCCTCGGTGACTAGCTAAAGTCATATTGGAATGGGCGGGAAGGGTTCAAGCCCCTCCCGCCCTTCCTCTTTAATATAAAATGAGAGCAGTTTGTATTATCCGAGACGGGCCAAGGTATGTGCCTGTCTTCGTTATTCACGATAAAACCAACAAGAGACATAACTTTGTTTGGTCTGCCGTGTATAACGCCCATATCTGGGATCGTGGAGACCTAGGACCAGAAGACTCCCGCGATCTAGATAATATCCTATCTAGGGCAGACAATTTCTACCGAGCCTCTGTTATCTTGAGGCCTGACGATGTCACCCCTCCTATCGTTCCTAATGAAATAGCTGAACAACCAAAGCCTAAAAACAAGGGCGGACGCCCACGGAAAGTGCAGGTGGCGTGAAGGTAAACGAAGCCATTGATGCCATGTACGAAGTGTTCGGGGTTCCGAACAATGCTTCAGCGCCTCCCATCATGCAGAGGCGTATCTTCAATGACCTCAACTCTGCCATGCAGTTGCTATGGACGAAGGGGCATCGGCTTCTTGATTACTATACAAGAGGCGAAGTCACAGTAACCATCCAAGCCAACAGCAAATCGCAAGCCCTTTCCGACAGCGTTCAGTCCGTGATTGGCCCTGTCCGCAGAGCCACGGACAACATGATGCTTCGACCAATTAAAAGCCGTGGCGAATACGAGAATTACGCAAGCATCTATGCCGGTAGCTTGACCCAATTAGCTGGCTCCCCTCCTCAGGCTTACTTTATTGAAGCTTCTAGGAATGTAGCGCCTGACGCCACAAGCATCAGCATCTTTGTTGTTCCTGTTCCGACTGTAAATACGGACCTCAAGGTTGCCGTATCCCTAAATGCTCCAGCCTTTACCCAGACGGATTACACAAACCACACGGAGATCCCAATCCCCCACAACTATGCAGAGACCCTGCTGTTGCCCGTGGCTAGATACCTCACCTGCTCTTCCCTATTCTTTGCTGATAAATCGAAACAACGCGAGCCCCTGCTGAAAGCAGAATACGACAGGGCTCTACAAACCCTGGTGGAATCCGTATGACGAGTCTTCAACTAGCGCAAAGGGCTTTGTCTTTCACAAAGTTACCTACCGACCCAGCGAACATCTCGGCCAACGAGGCCGCTACGATTGTTGGGGCGATCAATGCTGGAATGTCTCGTTACTACATCAGCGCACCAAGCGGAAGAAAAACAACCCCTGTAACTGCCTACATAAAGGCTCCTGAGCCGGTAAATATTGGACTAACAAAAGGGTCTTACAGCACCACCGGGCTCAATCTTGGAGCCGATGACAGGATGGGTGATACCATCGTGGTGGCGGATAGAAAGATTCGTTTGGCAATTGGAACAAAACTCCGTGAGCCATGGCCTCTTGAGACAGGAACATACGCAGGGACTCTTTATGATGATGCCGTTCCGCTTTATGCTCCTGTCCGTAGGATTGAGGGTTATGTAATTTATGACGAGCGCTACAGGCTCCCATTCCTTGCCGACTCACCCGTAAGAGAGGACGAAGTAGTCGTTCCAAGAAGGAGCGGATCGCCGGCCTTCTTCTCAATAGAAAGCCTTGGTGACGCAGTTGGCGGATCAGCCAGAGCCCTTGTAAGGCTTTATCCCGCCCCATCTCAAGCATCCACGATCCGGTTCTCGGCAAGTATTGAAGCCCAAACATTCACAATAGCCAACCTGTCTGACCCTATTGCCGTGTACACAAGCCCCATGGACATTGAGGCATTTATTGTGCCTTTAATCGCTTCAGAATTGGCCTTAACGCAGTATTGGCAAGACGGAGTATCCAGAGAGCTTGCAATTGGGAAAGGCAAGGAAACAGAGGCTTTCCTTCGCACATACCATGAGCCAACCGGCCCCTCCATGAGCAGGGCTCTTACCCCAATAGGATTCTAATGGCTTTAGTCGCAACATTCGATTTAGCCGAGAACATGATAACCAGCGTTCTGTCGCAGGTTCGTCGAGGTGTTTCTTTGTCCAGAATGGATAATACGGCCGACAGCACTCAAGGGGTAATGGTGGATCTTCCTGAAAAGATCGATTTTGAAATTAACTTACTTAAAACGCATCAATCCATAATTAGAAACATAATTACAAGTGACGCTAATAATTCTCTTGAGGTTGAGGGAGCTCTTATTAGCGAACGCTCCACAAGCATAGGAAACAACAATTCACTTTCTTCATCGGTAGATTTATCAAGTGGCGTTGGTATAAATAATTCAAGAACAACAAGCATGGATATAGAAGGCACTTCATCTAATGAAGTCGAGAATTCGCTTTCGTCCGATGTGTCCAGCAATCGCGTTGCAGAACTAGGCTCTTTATTACGAAACTCTATCTCAAAAGAAACATCTATTAATCAAGAAACAACTTTGGAATCTTCTAGCGACAAATCAGACGTTCTTTCCGGAGATAGGGATAACTCACTTTCTACTGAAATAGGACACTCAAATGAAACAGGTACATCAGGCGATAAAAACCAAGAGACGTCTGCATCAACCAGAAGCTCCAAGCGAAGTGAAAGCGCAAAAGAAGACTCAAAGTCTACTCAGCTAGAAACATCAACTGAAACGCGCAACACTAACAGCTCTAACAGCGAGACCGAATGTTCTGATAAGTACTTAAAATCAACCACAACAAGAAACTATTGGAAGCTGGATGAAGACACTGGGGGGGTTACTCAAGCATCATGAGTTTTACACTTGTAGATTATCTCAATACAGCAACCGGTCAGTCCGTAAACAGCGGAAGCGGAAGCGGCTCTTCGAGTAACTCCTCGTCTGGTTCTACGTCTTCTTCTGGCAGTACTTCTACGTCAACCTCGCGGAGTGCATCATCTAGCGATTCTTCTAGCTCAAGTGGTAGTCGCAGTAGCAGTAACTCTTCAAGCAATAGTCGATCAAGCTCATCAAGCGGGAGTGGCTCAAGCTCCACAAGCGCAAGTTCTTCTTCATCTACCTCAAGAAGTGGATCAACCTCTTCCTCAAGGAGCGCGAGCTCCTCTGCCTCTAGATCGAACAGCGCAAGCTCAAGCGCTTCGTCCTCCAAATCTGGCTCGGCAAGCAACTCTGGGAGTCGATCATCCTCAGGAAGCTCTAGCGGTTCAGCGAGTAAATCTGGATCATCAAGCTCCTCTGGAAGCCGTTCAAATAGCTCTTCGGGAAGCAGGTCTGCAAGCTCCAGCGGAAGCAAGTCGGGCAGTTCATCTGGAAGTCGCTCTACAAGCTCTTCAAAAAGCTCGTCAGGTGGCTCAACGAAGACTGAAACGCAGAAGGATGACATAGGCTGTGTTATTCGTTTTAGCGTACCGATTGTCGTACAGTTCCCCGGAGAAGTGACTACATGAGTGATGAAAGTAAAACTTTGGAGCGTATTGCTAGGGTAGAGGAAAATCAGCGCTGGGTAATGCAAAACCTTACCGACATCCGCAGTATGTTGGAAAAGTCGCTCTCAGAAAAAGGCGAAGCACACGAAAGGGTTTTGGAAAGATTAAATAATGCTGAAGATGACATTTCAGGAATAAAAACAAAGTTGTGGATGTTTGGAATTGGAGCTGGAGCGATTTTGACAGCCTTATGGGAGCTGGTTAAAGCAAAACTTTGGGGAGATCATCCGTGACCATTGTTCAGCTTTCAGAGCTTGATGAGTTCCTAAAGGACTCACTTTCAATAGTTAGGCGTGGTGTTGCAAACGCTAGAAACGCAAACCAATCCAATCCCATGCAGGGCATTATGGCCGATCTACCCGAAAAGGTGGATTTTGAGATTATGGTTGTTTCAAGCTCCCAGCTACTTAACAGGCAAATATCCACGCTTTCTAATGATACAGGAATAGAGCGTTACAATATGGTTGAACTAAACGGCGATCAGGACATGGAGTTAAACACATCCAGAGATATCCAAATCGATCACTCAAATGAAACAGAATTTGAATCAAGGATAGAGACAAGCGA